AGTGTTCTACCTGACATTTACCTAACATCCATCTTTGGAACGCCTAATGCCATGGGGGGAGCTTACTTCAGGGCAAGGGGATTTCAGGCTGGTCTTTCAGATGTTTCTGCCGAATACCATAGCAAGTGGATCAAGGCAACTTCACGAACCGAGAAGGAAAAAATTATTGTTGAAAGAAATTATGTCCTTGGAAAGATGGAAGCTGTCCGTGATTTGTTTAAAGGAACATACGGTGTATCTACCAATCCAGCAGACTTTTATTCAAGAGGAATTAAAATGCTGAAACTGTACAATGCCATGACTTCCCTTCAGGGTGGACTGGCAAGTATTGTTGATCTAGGTCGTTCCGTATTCTTTAATGGTATGAACAGGAGTTTAAGAACAACTATGGAATCCTTGGACAGAAAAATAGCCAAACATGTCTATGCCATGACAAAAAAGGAAGGACGAATGTCTGGTGAACTGTTTGAAATGCAACTGAATACAAGGGCTATGATCTTTAATGACTTGGATAATTTTTATTCCATGAGTGGTCAGATAGAGGCTGGTATGAATAAGATGGCTGGAGCTTTTTTTCTTATCAATCTTATGACGCCTTGGAATCAAATGATTAAGACACACCAGACAATGCTGATTGTTTCTCGCATACTGGAAGAAAGTGACAATCTTGTCAGAGGAACGATCACACAGCAGAATAAGGCAAAACTGGCACAAGCTGGTATTAACTTGGATGATGCAAGGGAAATTATAAAACAATATAAAAATCACGGAGAAGGTGTAGGAGCTAGTAACCCAGCACTACTAAAAGAAGTTCGATTGGCTAAAAGTTGGGAATGGTCCAATAAGAAAATAGCACAAAAATTTAATCTTGCAGTTCAAAATGATTTGAATATTGCAATTATTACCCCACGCAAGGGCGATACGCCTCTATGGATGTCTACGCAACTTGGTGGCTTACTGGCTCAATTCAAGAAGTTTTCCATGGGAATGACGCAACGATTCCTTATTCGTGGACTACAGGAAAAGGATGCCAACTTCCTTGGTAATATAATTATGATGATAGCCCTTGGAGCTATCATTGACAGAATAAGATCAAGAGCCTTTGACATGGATTATGAAGACAAATCCTACAGGGCTAAAATGTTTAGTGCCTTTGAAAGAAGTGGCGTTGGTGGAATCTTTACAGATGCAGCAAACGCAGCACAAAGAGTAATGTTTGATGATCTAGGTGGAAAACTTGGTGGAGCTATAGGTCCAACTGGTTCTCAACTGGATAAGATTTTAAACATCATTAGCACGAATGATGACAGCATACAGGCTCAGAATGTGCGTAGACTGTTGCCATACCAGAACATATGGTACTTGGATACTTTGTTTGATCAACTAGAAAAAGGAATACAGTAATGTCCATTACAATATCGGATACCGAACCGAGAGTACAATATACTGCCTCAAGTGGTCAAACTGCTTTTTCGGTTGGATTTGAATTTTTTAATAACTCCGATCTAGTTGTTGTAAAGACATCTAGTTCAACGGATACTACCCTTACATATTCTGCAACACCTTCAAGCGCAGCACAGTATTCTGTAGCTGGAGCTGGTGTTTCAGGTGGTGGTTCAATCACCCTTGGTGGTGGAGCTACCCTCAATGACAAATATACAATTTATAGAAACTTGCCTGTGGCAAGAACAACAGATTTTTCTGCATCAGGATCATTTCCTGTAGAGACACTTAATACCGAGCTGGATAAGGTCATAGCTATGACACAGCAAGTGGAGAGGGATTTAAAATTCTCTCCTAGAGCTGCTGCAACAACATCAACTGCATATAATTTAACATTTCCTGAACTAGTAGCGAATAAAATCTTATCCGTTAATAGTGCTGGAACTGCTGTAGAGTTTGATCAAACAACAACTGATGTTTCTACTGTCGCTGGAATTTCAACTGAAATTACAGCCCTGTCTGCTGTTGACACGGAGATAGGATTACTTGGCACTTCAGCAGTAATTACTGACTTGGGAATATTAGGAACTGCTGATGTAGTTACCGACCTAAATGTTTTGGGAACTGCTGATGTCGTATCCGACATGAACACTCTCGCTACCTCTGACATTGTTAGCGACATGAATACTTTAGCTACCTCTGCCAATGTTACTGCAATGGGATTACTTGGTAATTCTACAAGCGTAACAAATATGGGATTGCTTGGAGTATCTGGTGTCATTACCGATATGAATTTACTGGGTACAAGTGCTATCGTAACTGATTTAGATTTATTGGGAACTTCTGCGAATGTAACAGCTATGGGATTGTTAGGCAATTCTACAACTATTACGAATATGGGGTTACTAGGAACAAGTACCGTTGTAACAGATATGGGATTGCTTGGAACAAGTGATTGTGTTGCTGATATGGCAATTCTAGGAACTTCTGATGTTGTAACTGATCTTAATACTCTTGCTACTTCTGCAATAGTTACTGATCTGGATTTATTAGCTACTTCAGCTAATGTTACTGCAATGGGTTTGCTTGGTAACTCAACAACTGTTACCAACATGGGATTACTCGGAACGAGTGCTGTTGTTACTGATATGGGATTACTTGGTACTTCTGCTTGTGTTGCCGATATGGCTATTCTAGCCACTTCTGACATAGTAGCTGATATGGCTATTCTAGCCACTTCTGACATAGTAAGTGATTTAAATACACTCGCTACGTCAGACATAGTTTCTGATATTAATTTATTAGCTACAAGCGATATAGTTAGTGATTTAAATACTCTTGCAACATCCGCTATTGTTACTGACTTAAATCTATTAGCAACTTCTGACAATGTTGCCAATATGAATACTGTTGCGGATAATATTGCTGGAGTAAATAGTTTTGCCGATAGATACAGAGTTGGCTCTACTAATCCATCTTCCTCACTAGATGAAGGAGATTTATTTTATAACGATTCAGATAATTCACTTAAATATTACAATGGAAGTTCTTGGGCCTCTATTACTGCTGGTATTGGAAGTATAGCAGATGACACAACTCCTCAACTTGGTGGAGCGTTGGATGTTAATGGCAATGCCATTGTTTCAGTAAGTAATGCTGACATTGCGATTACACCTAATGGAAGTGGTGATGTAATTCTTGATGGATTAAAATATCCTCAATCTGATGGCTCTGCAAATCAATTTCTTAAAACAGATGGAAGTGCGCAATTAGCTTTTGCAACTGTAGATTTAACAGCTTTATCAGCATCAAATTTAACTTCAGGAACTGTAGCAGAGGCACGACTACCATCTTCAGCTTTAGGTGCAGTATGGGAAAGCAAGTCTGCAAACTTTACAGCAGCAGCAAGAAAGAATTATTTTTGTGACACAACAAGTAATGCTATTGATGTCACTTTACCTTCAGGAGTAATAGGTGATGAAATACACTTTTTAGATGTGAGTGGTACTTTCGACACAAATGATTTAACAATTTTATATGGTAGTAGCAAAATACAAGGTGCTTCATCTAATTTAGATGTAGCAGTTGAAAGAGCTGGATTTACTTTGGTTTATTACAACACAACACAAGGATGGTTATTAAAAGATGTCTAATTATAAAGATTTAAAGAAAGATAAGTTTAAAGATACAACCGATATTGCTGATAGTGGTACTCAAGGCACAAAAGTAGCTGTTGGTTCTACTGCTCAACGAGGAAGTACAACAGGTGAATTTAGATTTAATTCAACTACTGGAAAATTTGAAGGCTATGATGGCACTTCATTTGCTAATGTACCATCTAATCCAACAATTTCAGCAGTAGATGATACTGAAGTAGATAGTGCTGCTGGTGGAAATCAAACTTTTGTAATAACTGGTACAAATTTTTCTTCAGGTGATGTAGCTTCGTTTCTTGGGGATGACGGAACAGAAATTACATCTGCAACTACTACTATAAATAGTGCAACTCAAATTACTGCTGTCATTGCTAAATCAGCTTTTGTAAATTCTAAAGAACCTTATGATGTTAAAATTAAAAAACTTACAGAAGCTATTGGTATTTTAGAAAATCAAATCAATGTTGATAATGCTCCCACTTGGACAACTGCATCTGGTAATTTAGGAAGTATTCAAGATGATGCGACAGGAACACATTTTACTCTTGTTGCTGCTGATGCTGAAGGAGATACAATAGCTTATACTGAAACTGGTGCTACAAATATTTCTGGTGCTGGACTAGCATTAAATTCTTCAACTGGAGTAATATCAGGAGATCCTACAGATGTTGGTAGCTCTACTACAGTTTCTTTTACTGGTCGAGCAACAGCAGCAAGTAAAACAGTAGACAGGTCTTTTAATATTATTATTACTCCCCCACCTACATTATACATTGGCTCAACTGGAACAGATTTTGCTGACTCTGGTTCTACTGCAAGTAAAACTACTTCAGGATATGAAGTTATTACAGTTAGTGCCAACATGTCAGTTTATGTTGATATATGGGGTGCTGGTGGTGGAAGTGGAAGTATATGCGACTATGCTACTCATGGAAGTGCTGGTGGTATGGCTTACGGACAAATCACTTTATTATCAGGAACAGATTATGTTGTTCTTGTTGGTATAGGTGGTAAGCAAGGTAGTATTTCTTTAACCAAATTCCCTGATAATGGATTACATACGCTTACTGATGTCAACAAAGGACATGGTGGTGGCTCTACAAGATTTGGTCTTTATACTCAATCAGGTTTTAACATTACAAGCTCATCAAGTGACTACAACAACACAAGCGCAGTTTATCAATTAATTGCTGGTGCTGGTGGTGGTGGCTCAAGTTACGCTGCTTGGTCAGGAACAACTGGTGGTTATGGTGGTGGCACTTCTGGTGCTGCTGGTGGAAGTTATTATCATGCTGATGGTAGTTCTGCTCCTGGTGGTGGTGCTTCACAATCTTCAGGTGGCTCTGGTGGTACTGGCGGTAGAAGTACGGTTGGAACTTCAGGAGCAAAATATTCAGGAGGTAATGCTGAATCTAATGCTGGTGGTGGAGGCTACTACGGAGGTGGTGGTGCTTGTGCTTACGTTGCTCAAGGTGGTGGTGGAAGTGGATTTCTAAACACAGCTGGTCTATTATCAAATACAGGATTTCAAACTACTTCAGCTGGTGGAACAAGTTACTATGTCTCTCCAACTGGTACTCGAACTAACAAACCCGGTACTGCTGGTAATGGTGGTTTATGTTCTGTTAGTAGTGGACAAGCTGGACATGGAGCAGTCATATTTACTAAAGTTTAATATTTATGAAATGTATAAAATTATGTTTTCGCTATGTGTAATTACTTTTTTTTCTTCTTGTGGAATGAATGTCAAACCAACAACAACAACAGTTACCTATGGGGAAAGTTCAACAACAAATGATACAGCAAAGGATGCAAAGAATGATTCAACAACAACATCAGATTCCAGCAAACAAACTTGGAGTATCAAGCAATCATTTAAGTGGGGTAAATATGAGTGACTACTGTGAATGTGGAAAATTAAAAAAGGATTGCTCCCATCCCAATTGTTCTGAAGATAAACCCAAAGTTTGTCCAGCTTGTAACCAAGAGCCTTGCACTTGTGTAAGCGAATGTGAAAGCTGTGGATCATGAAGAAAGTTAAAAATTATTTTTATGAATTGGTAACGACCTATTGTGGCAAGTTCGGTAATTGGGCATGGCATAAAAGATGGAATCGTAAAAACAAAAAATGAAAGATTTAAAAATAAATGCTGCTGTAATTTTTGCTGTACTTTTACAAGCAATCGGTCTTGTATGGTATGTCAGTAAGATAGATTCCAAAGTGGATATTCTTTACTCAACCTTTGAGGAAGAAAACCAAAAGGAAGTAATCGAGAATCAAGTCAAGATGAAACTGGACTTGGCAAACATCATAGCTGATGTCGAAGAATTAAATAAAGTTATAAAGAAACTTCGTAATAAAGACGCAGACATACAGAAGGTTAATAAAAAGATTATCAAACAACACGATAAATTGTTTGATCTGATTGAAGGTAACACAAGTACGAATAGGTCTTATTCATATGGAGATTAATTATGATAAAGATTTGGTTCCTTTTAATTTTAATGAGTGTTCAAGATGGAAATCCTTTGATCTACAATGGATTAATGGGGTACAATTCCCATGAAAAGTGCATGGAAAATTCCATTCTCGCAGAGAATTATATGATGGATAGGGAAATGAAAAAAGGATTTGGAGATGAAAAAACAATTTGGATAAAAAGC